GAGGCTTGGGCGGCTTTAGGCGTTGGAATGCCGCCAGAGCCCATCATCCGAGAGGTCATTGTCATCGGCGGAAATGTCCGCAGACGCATTGGTCGCTCGGGTCAGGGATGGCGGAAGATTGACCGGCGCGGCCTGTCGGGCGCCGTTTGGCTGTTGCGCTCCACCTCGAATCCGTTCGAGAACCTTGGCCTGGTTGGCCGGGTCCGCGAGATAGGCTTCGAAGCGCTTTTCAAAGAATGCGTTGGGGTCAGTGCCGACTTCAGCCATAGTCTTGCGCTCGCGGTGCCACTGGATGAGAGTTTTGCCGGGGTCTCGGGACTGCTCCATTCGAGCCTTAAGCGCAGGATCGAATACCTTCTGTGCAGCCGCGTAGGCCTCTTCAAACTCTTCCTTGTGGTCCTCGTGCGCCTTTGCAAGCGACTCTTCCCGGCGTTCGCTCAGGCGTTCTTCCCGCAGCTCGTTGCGGATGAACTCCCTATATCCAACCGGGTCCAGGAGGGGATCGGGCGGCTCAACCTTTGGCGCGGGCGCCAAGGGCTGGGGCGGAGGAGAGGGCTGCTGCCACTTCGACCTTTCGGCCTCAAGTGCCGCCAGCTTGTCAGCCAACGTCCGCTTTTCCTCGTTGATCTCCCGCACGCGCCACGACGGAACCATTGCTGCGTTGTCGTCAACCGGCGGAGGTGCGGATTGCTCGGCTACAGCGGGCGCTTCAACCGCCGGAGCGGCAAAACGGCCATGTTCATCGCGGGGCTGCTCTTGTTCGACTTCAGCCTCCGGGGCTTCGACAACGGCTTCATCAACCGGCACCTCGTCCGCATTGGCCTCGTTGAACAGATCCTCGTCAGTCACTCCCAGGTCTACGGCTTCACTTGGCATACTTCACCCTTTCGCGTTTCGTGCGATCACGTTGTGCCTGATGTCGCTCAGGCTTGCGGGTAGTCTTGAACCTATATCGCCGGTTCGTGCGATCTCGTAAAAGTGGGGTGGGATTTGAACCCACGACCGCGCATTTCTGCGCTGCTCTTTGCCGTAGTCTTTAACAGCAAGCCCTAAAGGACCCAGACTGAGCTACCCACTATTCCTATTTCTATGCTATGATTTGCGCTCAACCTTACGGGAGCGGCAGATGAGCGAAATATCAGGCCGATCTATCGCGCTGCGGCAGGAGCAGGCTAAGCGACAGTTCCTTATTGATGTAACCATTGGCATGAAGCCAGCGTGGGACGCTGCCCTGCGTGATCTTTACAAGGACTTGGATCAGTGGGAAGCCCTGCTGAAAACGATAGACCCTAAGCATCCGCATCCGCCCTCGGCTTAGGCTTCTGCGCAGCTTTCGTTCGCGCGATCTCGGCGTCGACCTCGCCCTTTTCCTTGGCGGCCTCGACGCTGGCGCTGGCCTTCATGCGATCAATTTCCATCTGGTTCGCAGCCCGGCGCCGCTCAATCTCGGCATCCTGATTGAACTGCGCTTCCTTCAGCCGCCAATCGAAAGCCGCCTGCTCGGTAGCTTGCGCACGGTCAAACGCGGCCTTCTCAGCCATCCGCTGTTGCTCGGCTATAAACTCTGCCTGCTTCTGCTGCGAGTCCTGTACGGCCTTCTGCTGTTCAAGCTTGGCTTGTTCCTGCATCGCCAGCACTTTGGGATCAGGAGGCGGGGGTTGTGCCTTTGCAGCCTCAATCTTCTTGAGCATCTTGGTCTTGACCGTCGCTTCCAACGGGGACAGTTCAAGCGCGATCTCGGGGAACTGTTGGCTGAACTGCGGGCCAAGCGCCTGCAACGTCGCCGCGGCATCGGCCTGCATGTTGATGGTGTCCGGCCCTTCGTCGACGATGAAATCAACGTCCATCGAGCCGATCGCATTGACAATTGCCGGCCGCCCGTACTGGTCCATGTCCAGCTTGTTGATCTGAAAGAACTGCGCCACGTTCTGGTCGTCGGTGACACGAATCCAGCGCTCGGCCTTCCAATGTTCCGTGATGATGTTCCAGATGTCGCGGTAGACCCGGATTTTCCAGTTCTTGAACGATGACAGATACGGGCCAAGCTCAGCCATGCCGGCCTGTTGCAGCAGCGCAATGGCCCGACCGGACGAGTCCTCCAGCCCCTGCCCGATCAGTGCGGGGTTTGGCCCGAAGTTCTCAATCTCGCCCTTGGCCTCCTGGAGCATCTCCAGTTGGCCCTTGAAGTCGTTCATCTTGGCAGCATCGTCCGGGGTTATTTCCAGACCTGGATTCTTCTCCAAGATGCCATCGGGCTTCGCCCATTCACGCCGGCCGATCTCGATGTCGTCCAACGCACCCTTATCGATAATCATCCGCCGCGTATTGAGCAGGTGCAGCGCCTTCGACCGGCGCATGTTGATTTCGTCTTGCGCTGACTTCAGGTTCCGAATGAACCCGTAACGATCACCGTCATGGTCCACGTTGGCCGAGAACATCCGAAACCGCGGGAAGGTCTTGCCCTTCTCGTCATGGAACGGGCTTTCGCCCTGCATCATGACCACGTTGCCGATGTAGAGCGTCCAGCACCATTTGCCCTTGTGGATATACCAGTGGTCGACCAGCCGCAGCCGCTTGAGCGAGGTATTCACCCAGACCCGCTCGCGATCCTGATCCGCAGCCGACGTGATGTCCGACCCCTCTTCCATCAGGTCATCGATTTCATCGGCCTTGCTCGGTATCAGTTCCTTTGCCTGGTCGACGTCGATCCACTTCGCAATGCCCATGTAGCGGGCGTCGGTGAAGCCCTCGTCGAACGATCGCGGGTCATAGAAGAACGTGTCAGCGTAAACGATGTGGATGCCCAGATCGGGGTCACCTTGGTCGCCAAGCTCAAGATCGAACTCAATCCCAGCAATACCGTCGATCGCGCCCAGCCGCGCGTTGCGGGTTGACTTGCTGTTCCAATCGTTGACGTCCAAGCAATACCGCATGACAGCGGTTGCGACGTCAGCCCCCTGCTCATGCTGCGGCGTGCGAGCGTAAGCCTTGGGATCCTGCCGCAACTTCTCAATGATGCCAACAACCGCGTTAATCTTGCGCTCGATGCGGTTCGACGTGACGACCGGCTGCTTGCGGCGCTGCAGAACGGCGATTTCCGCCTCGGTCCATTGGTCGCCGTGGTAATAATGCCGAGCTTGGCGGGCTTCCTCAACCTCAGAAGTCTTGGCCCCGAGGTAATCGTAATATTGCTTTTTCAGCTTCTCGACCGAGAGATATGCGCCATCCGTTCCCGCCACGGGCGACTTATCGCTCGTCATGGGCTCTGACGGGGACGGGGCGATATTAGGCTGCATCAATAAACCTTGCTGCTCTCTGTCGTACTGGTGTCGACGCGCTTGTAGCCACTGGCGTTCTTGGGCCTCTCAGGCTCGGGTTTCTTACGAATCCACGGCCGCGACATGCAGGCGTAGCGAGTTTCGTCCGGCGCGTGGTCTTCCATGTCGCTGTCTACATCCTCAGACTTGAGCGGATCGTGCTGCAATGCAGGTAACGTGCGGATCAGATCAACGCAGGTCGAAAACGTGACCAGCATCGGCAGCCCATCGTCATCGCCTTCAAGCCGTCCCCTGACCTGATCCCAGCCACCCATCGCACCGCGGCCCGGCACGCGCTTGTTGTCGGCCGGCCTGAACGGTACCAGCTTTGCCTTGATCAGCGGCGTGTTGACCCGCTCCGATATCGGTGGACCGCCATCCTCGCTGAAAGCCGCAGGATCCAGAACGCCACCAACAAGCTTAGGATCGGAAGCTTCCAATAAGGCCAGATGTTCGCCCACCTTGTCAGCGTGCATCTTAAGCCCGACATTCGGCTTTCCCGGCTGCATTCCGTACCACTCGCGATACCGAACTATGCAACCACGCGGGAGCCAAAGACCGCTCTCAAGCCTATACTTGTCGCCTACGACAGCCCACCAACCGAAGGAGAACGGTTTGGCTGAACCCCAATCTCCTGACCGAAACCGTGTCCAATCCTCGGGTATCTCAAACGGCCTGACGACATGCTTGGTAGCGTCCCAGCAATCGAAGAACGCGCCCTCGATTACATCCCAGTCGCCAGCAAGCCAGGCTTTCACCAGCTCTTTCGAACCGGACTGATACAGGTTCGCAACGTACCCAGAGCCAAGATACCGATTGTCGCTCAGCTTCGACGGGATGAACACCCGATTCTTGCGAACAACCTCACCCGTGAAGGGATTCGTGAAATCCTCCCACATCAAGCTCCAGCCTTGCGGCGCCGGACTGATGTAGCGAGCCTTGACCCATTGATGACCTGGCCCGCCAGGATTGCCCGTCGCATGAAACTGGCACGGAACACCAGTAGCTGACCGAAGCGTCGCCCTGAGCTTGTTGACCGGGGTTGGATCAGCCCAGTGCGTCAGCTCCTCAAAGAAGACGTCGGTATAATTGTGGCCCTGGTAGTTGTCCGCGTCCGCATCCTTGTCGAGGTATTCGAACTTGAGCCGGGCCTTATTCGGGAACGTCCACCATTTCTTCTGCTCGCTCCAGACCGCGCCTATTGGCTGGTAAATCTGACGGGAGCGCTCGATCGCCTCTTTCAGATCCTCGCGCGTTCGGCGGAAGAACACCCCGACACAGTGTTCACCATACCGAGACGCCTTGACCGCGAACTTACCGAGCATTCCGTCAGTCTTGCCGCCCCCGCGTGCTCCGCCATAAAATATCTCATCGGCCGGGCATTTAACGAGGGCGGTCTGTGGCCCCGCTTGAGGCGACCACGCAAGCTTAGTGCTTCGGAGCGTGCTCCCGTTCCCAGTCCTCAACGTCGTCGACGGGTTCGCCTGAGACAACATAATTGGTGTTCACATTCTCATTGATCGAGCGGTCGACAAACATACCTATTTCCTTACCAAGCAGCTCAAGCGCCTTGTTCGCCACGCTGCCCTGATACTGGAACTCGCCAACTGTCTCGCCTTCCTCATTTGTCATCGCCTTGGCTTGCATGGCCCTGGCGACGTTCTCCTTGAGGGTTTCTATTACCCACTCCTTGGTAAGGCCGGTCACTTTAACCGCATCAGCGGTCGCCTGAGAGTGGATAGACTCGCGTTCAGCAAGAAGTGCTGTCACTCGATCTAAAATGTGTTGCTTGCGTGCTAATGTGGCCGCGTTATGCCTGCTTGGTTTAAACCCAGCGGCCTCATAAGACTGAGCTGCGGAAATGCCCTTTGCGAGTTCCTGCGCGAACCGTTCGTGCTTTGGGTTTGACAGTGCGGTCAATTGGTTCTTCCCATGTCGTCCGCCGGCCGAGCGTATAGCTCTTGCAGACCAGCACGTCTGAATTATCGAAGGACCAGATTTCTCCGGTTTCGTTGATGATGCAGATCCATTCGTTGTCTGCGTCTATTCCGCGGTCTACCAGGAATTTGGCGAGGGCTAGGCCCTTCGGGGTTTCAAGCCAGAGAACGCCGCGAAGTTCGTGGATCAATGTTGCTCCAACGAAAACGCCCGCGACTGTTTCCAGTGCGGGCGCAAATCACCACTCTATCTGCTTCGAGTGCCACATTTGCCACAACTGCCACACTTGTCAAGCGGCTGGCGCAAGATGCTGTGCATTGGCCTGCGACCACAGCTTGACCATCACGTCGCGGTAATATCGGCGGGCCGTTTCGTCGCTCTTGCCGATGCGCCGGCCGATCTGACCGAACGAGAGGTCAAACGATCGCCACCACGTCATGCGGAATTCGTTCTTCTGTAGTGGCCTCGCCCAGGCCAAGGCTGTCAGCATGTCGCTCACGTCGAATGGGGTTGGCCTGAACCGCGGCAACCTCGCTTCCGTGTAGCCATAGGCCTCAGAGACCTCCAGGACGTACTCAGGCCAACAACTCTCGACCTGCTGGAAACGACGCTCCCGATCGGGGACGGCCCGTAGCGTCTTGCAGGAGCGAAGAAACCGCCTTTCAACATCGACGATGTTTACCATTTGAATCCCGGTCCTGCGAATGTTCCGGTTGTTCTCGATAGCCCCCTGCATGTCTATTCCCCTTCATGTTTCGGCTGGAACGCGAGATCGAACTTCATGCTACTTCCTGCTCCAGTGGTTCAATAATCGTCGGCTCTGGCGTATCCTCGATTTCGCCGCGCAAAACTGGATGCCGGTTGGACAGCCAAAGCATGTGGCCGGGACGCGAGCGGTAATATTCGACAAGCTCATTCCAGCCCGGCGCCTTTGATGTCCATTCCATGATGACCCGTTTTTCGTTCACGGCATCAGCCTTAGCGTTTGCTTTTTGGTTTCGGGAAGCGGCGCCGGATCCAAGGCCTGCTCGATCGATACTGCCGATAACAGGCGATTGATCTTCCAGGACTGAGCCTTGAATGGCTCAATTTCCTCTTCACAAAGCCGCCGCAACGCACCAGGGCTGGGAGCAAAATCGATGTTGCCCTTGCCAATGTCGCCCCGAACCCAGCGCTTAATAGCCGCATCAAGTGCCCATGGCGCGATATCCGAAACAGCCTCGTGGTAGAAGCTCAGCCTAGCTTCTGACGCCTGCTCAGTGGTGCCGCCAGTTGCCGGATAGCCCATCATGAGCTTCCCCAGGAGCGATAACCTCGCCTTCGAGCACTCCCCCGGATCCAGATTGGCTCCGGTCATGATCTTCTGGATTTCTTCCAGTTGCGCTGTCAGGTCGCTGCGATCCTGATCGGACAGGCCCATTCCCGAGGGGAAGTTCACCCGCGTCGGCTGTCCCGGCCAATTCACCGTCCCCAGTGATTTTTCGAGCCGCGCGAGTGAGAACGGCAAGCATAGCATCATGTCCAGTTTTGTGCGTATTTCGAGTTCCTTCACCGCTGCCTCCCGTTTGAAGTTCATCGGCCCAGCAACCGGCATTCAGCCAGGTTGCTGGGTGTTTCACGTATCGCTGTTCGGTGGTTTTGGTCGCCTCGGCGTAGCGCTTTACGCCCGCCATCAAATCGGCAAACGTCACGATCCCGGATTTTCGGATCACCGCGAGTTTCTTCATCGCGGAAAGCTTTTCTGTCTTTCGAGGGAAGGCTTGCCAAAACAGATCGCCAAAATCCTTCGGCCAGTCGTCGGAGCGAAGCGGAGTGTCTTTCTCCTCTTCTCTCCTCTTCTCTGTCTCTCCCTCTTCTCTCTCTCTGGAGAAGCAATCTGCTTGCGGCTTGCTAGCATCTTGCTCCGTACTGGGAAGTGCTTGATCGACAACGATAAAACCTGAACATGCCAAAAGTGTCAGGTCCACCTTCGTATTGGCGTTGATCCGGCGTGCTACCCATGCTGGGTCGTAGGGGATTTTGTTCTCGGAGCGGCTTGCTAGCAGCCAGATAGCAATA